GCGGGCCTGCTGTCCGGCTACACCCACTGCTTCGACCTGAACACCGCGCTCCAGGCATTTAGCGCCGGGCCGGGCCTGCTCGGCACCAGCTGGTATGACAGCTTCGACTCCCCCGATGCCAGCGGCCTCGTCGTCATCTCGCCGAACGCCTCAGTGCGCGGCGGCCATGAGATCGTGGTCCGTGGCCTCGATGTGAACTCCCAGCTGATTTTCCTTGACAACAGCTGGGGTGCCTCCTGGGGTAATAAAGGCTCGTTCTCGATGAGCTGGGACACCCTGACCCGGCTGCTGGCCGAGCAGGGCGACGTGACCGTGCCCATCCCGGCCACACTGCCCGCGCCAGTCCCGGTGCCAGTCCCGGTGCCAGTACCTGACGTGGCCACCCCAGCGGACGTGCAGCTCGCCCATGATCTCGGTGTCTGGCCCTACAAGCGCCACACTGGCCTCAACAAGCTGGCGGCGGCGGACATTGTCACCTGGGAGCACGCGAAGAACCTCGGCCCAGGATGAGCCGGCGTGAGCAAAAAGCCGAAGGCCGGCGGAACTGGTGGCGGCGCGAAGCAGCGCCCAGCCCGGCCTCAGCGACCGCAGCGACCTAAGCACAAGGTCGCCCACGCGGCCAAACCGCAGAAGCCAGTGGGTGCCTCCCATCACAAAGCGGGCAAGGCGCACCACGGCGCTGGGGGTGGCGGCGGGCGCTCCGCTAAGCGCGGGTTCACTGACGGGATCGCCTGCTGCGCGGCCGAAGCCCTCGCCGCGTCGCTGCGGTTCCAGGGCTGGCCGGTCGGTGACGCTGACGTGGTGGCGCTGTACCGGCTGACCGCTGACCACCCCGACGATGGCGCTGTCATCGAGCACACGCTGGAGATGGCCGCTATCCACGGCCTCGCGGGCGCACGACTCCTCGAATTCAGCCTGGACTGCGCCGGCCCGCCGCCGGCCTGCATTCTCGGCGTGGACTGGCCCGGCCAGCACACTGTGTTCGATGACGGCCTGCACTGGTGGTCGTGGGGCATCGAGTTCGAGCCGTGGGCCGCCACGATCGAAGAGGCATGGAAGGTGCGCTGGGAGCTTCCGGCTTCTATGCTGTGACCAGGCGTGGCCGCCGCCGCTATTTGTGTGGGCGGGAGGCAAGCCGTGGGCCTAGTGGACCGGATCGGTATTGAGACCCGGGCCATCGGTGGCGTGCCGTGGCAGCCGTGGCGGAACCCGTACTGGAAATTCAACATCGGTGGCCCCACCCATCCGTCGCGGGAAACCCAGGGCCAGGACTCGGTACTGTCGCTCGGTGCCTGCTATTCGGCGATCCGGTTCATCGCCGACCAGATCGCCTCCCTGCCGATCAAGGTGTACCGGGGGCTGCCCGATGGCACCAGCCAGCGGATCTACACGACCTCGCTGCTCGGCTCGCCCATCGCCGGCGGTGGCCCGCAGGTCAGCGGCACCATGTATGACTGGATGTTCACCGGTTCCACGTCGGCCCTGCTGCACGGCAACGCCTGGGGCCTGATCACCAACCGGGGCGGCATTCCTGGCTCCGATGGGCTCGGCCTGCCGACCGGCGTGGCATGGCTGCCGCCGGACCGGATGAGCGTCCAGGATGACGAGCAGCAGCCCGAGAACCCGATGCGGGCGCGGATCTATTACAACGGCCACCTGATGGAACGCCAGGAACTGATCCAGCTGAAGGCGTTCAGTGTCGCTGGCCGGGTCGAGGGAGTCAGCCCCCTCAAGGCGTTCTCGCTGCTGTGGGGCCAGGGCCTGGACGCCCTGAAGTATTCGGCTGACTGGTTCGGCAACGGTGGCTTCCCGCCCGGCACCTTCCAGAACGTGTCCGAAGAGGTCAACGACCAGCAGGCGAAGCAGATCCGGCAGCGGCTCACCGACACGATCCGCATGCGGCAGCCGCTGGTCTACGGCCGGGACTGGGACTACAAGGCACTCACGGTCCCGCAGAACGAGGCGGCGTTCATCCAGGCGATGCAGCTGAACGCCACCCAGATCGCGGCGATCTACGGCGTGCAGCCTTACCGGGTTGGCGGTACCCGCAACGACGGGCTCACCTACTCGAACGTCACGATGAACCTGCTGGACGAGCTGATCACCACGCTGCGCCCGTGGCTGACCCGGTGGGAGCATCTGCTGACCACTCTGCTGCCCGCCACCCAGTACGTGAAGTTCGATGTCGATGACCTGCTGAAGATGGACCCGCACACCCGCACCGAGGTGTACCAGATTCAGCGGAACATCGGCACGCGGACGGTCAACGAGATCCGGGCCGACGATGACAAGCCGCCGATCTCTGGTGGCAACGAGCCGATCCCGCTGCCGGTGCTTCAGCGCATGGTGGCCACCACGCGCACTATCCCCAAGAGCTACATCCCGCAGGTGGAGATGGAAGCGCAGCTGATCGCCGACCTGATCCTGAAGATGGAGCAGGACAACCCGGAGATGGTCAACCCGATGACCGCCGGGAAGCCGCCGCTCACAGCCTCCCCGGAGCAGTACCTGGCGAAGCTGATCACCCAGGTCCGCTCGGGCCAGATGTTCGGCCCGCCTGATGGCGAAGTAGTTGGCAGCGACCGCAAGTCGGCGGTCACTATGCTCCAGACCTACGGCCGGCTGGGTCACCTGACAGCCGAGCAGGTGACGGAGAAGATCGCCGCCGTGAGTGCGGCAAGGACCACGGGTGAGCTGGCACAGCTGTTCGAGGGCCTGCCGCACCTGACCGATGGCATGGCACCATCGGTGCCGCGCCGGTCGGACTTCGGGCCGGCTGAATACCGCGCCTCCGACACTGACCGGGACCATGCCCGCGAGCTGCTCGCCGTCCACGCGACGGCGGGCCGTCTGCGCGGACATGAATGCGATGAACGATCCCGTAAGGCGTCGGAAGCCGTAACCTGCGGAGATCTTGATACATTGTTCGCAGATCTTCCCGTCGTGGAGCAGGCCGCATCCCGGCGGGAAGAGGACCGCAGCGGGGACGGTGAGCCCCTGTTCGGGCCGGCCGCGCTCACCCTGCTGCGGAGCAGGGCGGAAAACTTTATCCCGGCGGCCAAGGCTGCCATGAATGGGAAGGCGCACTAATGGCGGCCATCTCCACTTCCGAGGCCAACGACCTCCCGGACAGTGCCTTCGCTTACATCGAGCCGGGGGGTACTAAGGATCAGGACGGGAAGACCACGCCCCGCTCGCTGCGGCACTTCCCCGTCCACGACGCCTCACACGTCCGTAACGCCCTCGCCCGCGCCGGCTCGTCCCCGTTCGGGGAAAAGGCGATGGCCAAGATCCGGACGATGGCCAAGAAGTTCGGTGTCCACGTCGGTGAGTCCAGCCTGTCCCGCGACTACGAGCGGCGCGAGGTGCGGATCACCAGCCAGTTCCGTGACCTGGACCGGCCGATCGAGATGCGCGACATGGGTACCGAGGGCAAGTGGATCGGCGGCTACGCCACCGTGTTCATCCCCCGCGAGTCGAAGAACCTCGGCGGCTTCAAAGAGCGCGTCATGCCAGGGTTCTTCAACGAGGTGCAGTCACGCGGCTGGAAGAACGTCGATGACGGCACCGGGGTCGTCTGCCGGTACAACCACGACTCGAACATGGTGCTTGGCACGACCGACGCGGACACACTGCGGCTCGGGCCGGACCGGATCGGGCTCGACTACATGGTGAAGCCGCCTGAGTCCCGCGCCGACATCCGCGAGCTGGTCGAGCGGCGCGACATCCGGTACTCGTCCTTCGCGTTCCGCTGCCACCCAGGCGGTGACGAGTGGGACTGGCGCGACGGCCTGGCGCTGCGGACCCTGCATTCGGGTGACCTGATCGACGTGGCCCCGGTGCTGACTCCGGGTTATGGCGACACCACTTCGATGCTGCGGGCGTTCGACGCGGCCCTGTACTCGATCGCCGACTACGTCCAGGCTGAGGTCGAAGAGGTGCGGGCGTTCGCCGCTGACGACGATCTGCGCAAGTTCTTCGTCCGCAGTGACCGGCCCACCATGCCGGCTGCTGGCCCGCGCAAGGGACTGTTCGGCCCGGCCGCGCTCACGCAGATCCTGATGCGCCGGCGCGACCAGTGGGACGAAGAGGGATAGTTGCGGATCGCCTGCTTCTACACCGATCTGCACCCAGCCTGTAAGAACGCCCTCCCGGCGGATACGGAACTGGTGTGGACCGGCGACGGCGACGACGCCTACTGGCGGGAGATCAGTAAGCGCTGGGACGGGTCAGATGACCTGCTGATCATTGAGCACGACATCGAGATCCACGATCAGGTGCTCTCCCAGCTCGCGTCCTGCTTCGGGGACTGGTGCGTGTTCCCATATGAATACGGTCCCCGGTGGGACGAGGCACCACTGATCAACAAGGCGCTCGGCTGCACCAGGTTCTCCGCTCAGCTCCAGCGCGAGTTCCCCACGGAGAAGATCGCGCTGAGCGTGTCGCTCACCTATGGGCTGCCGCCAGTGCCGTTCTGGCATTCGTGTGACCTGTATATCCGCCGCGCCCTCACCCGGGCCGGCGTTAAAGAGTGTCAGCACCGGCCCCTGGTGACCCACCACAGGGGCAGAACGCTGGTGTAAGATCGCCATCAGGACGGAGTAGGCCATCCCGTCCTGGATAGGCCGCAGGGCCGGGGTAATTCCCCCGCCTCCTGGCTGGAGCCCGCCGGGGATCACCATCCCTACGGGCTTCAGGAGGAGCCGATGGCCAGCGAGGTCACCAAGCGCCTTCGGGACCGCCGCCTCAACGTCTGGGAGCAGTGCAAGGCACTGGCAGACACGGCGGCGACCGAGAACCGCGCATTTTCTGCGGAAGAGCAGGGCAAGTGGGACGTCCTCAACGAGGAAATGGACACCCTCGACACCCGCATCAAGGCAGCGCTCGACGCTGAGCAGCGCTCCGCCGAGGCCGACCAGGCGTTCAACCGCCTGCACGCCGACGCCGAGGGCAAGAAGATGGCGAAAGACCCGGCCATCAAGATGCTCAACACCGAGCTGCGCAAGTTCCTGCTCGGCGACAGCCGGGGCAACGCGCCTGGTGGGGCCTACGAGGTGGCCCGCCCGGACAACAGCCGCATCAACTGGAACTACGGCCCGGTCAACCTGGCCGAAGTCCGCAGGGCAGAGGCTGAGTACCGGACCCTGGTGTCCACCAACGCCGGCTCGGGCGCGAACCTGGTCCCGACCGACTTCTACGACCAGCTGATCGCCCACCTGATCGAGGTCAGCGGCATCCTCCAGTGCGGCCCGACCGTGCTGAACACCGCTGGTGGCGAGAACCTCCAGATCCCGAAGAC